AGATGCTCGACAAAAGGAACAGGCACTTGTGGCTGCTGTGAATACCCAATCTAACCAACTGATGAAAGCTAACCAAAATGCTAAACTTTTACAGCAAAAGCGCAATAGTGATATTGACAGTGGTGCTCTCAAGTTGCGGATCGCTGTCAAAGCCTCCGGTTGCCCCGTACCAGCCTCCTCAGATGCCTTCGTTACCAGCGGAGATAACTCAGGAAGTGCATCAGCCGAACTTGACGGAGAGACTTCTAAAGCTCTTATCGCCATCACAGACGAAGGAGATGCCGCCATCAGAAAACTTGCAACCTGTGTCTCCCTCTACAACGAAGCCCTCCAAACCTTGAAAGTCAAACCATGAACTTATCTGCCAACTTCACCCTAAAAGAACTGACCAAGTCCGACACCGCCACTCGTTTAGGTATTGACAACACGCCTGATGAGGCCGTCATTGAAAGCCTGAGACTGCTTTGCGAGAACATTCTGCAACCCGTGCGTGAGCATTTTGGTAAGCCTGTGAAAATTTCATCTGGCTATCGTAGCCCTGAGTTAAATTCAAGCCCCGCAGTTGGTGGCTCAAAGACCTCAGACCATTGCAAAGGTCAAGCAGTTGACTTTGAAATTGATGGTCTTCCAAACCCTGATGTAGCTCAATGGATTATGGATAACCTTGACTACACCCAACTTATCCTTGAGTTCTACACGCAAGGACAACCAAATTCGGGCTGGATTCACTGTAGTTTTGACCCATCTAATCTGAAGAATCAGGAGTTGACTGCTGTCAAGGTTGCGGGAAAGACTCAGTATTTGAATGGACTACAGGCTTAATCTGAGTCTTGCAAAAGTGCTTGTGGATGAGGTGTTCATGCAAGATCACCTCTCCACACTTTTGGCATAACCAAGCAACTCCCTCATCTACTTGATTCTGGCGGTCACCTCTTAGACCCCGTTGCTTACCATAAAACGTCCGTATTTTTACAATCAAGAATTTTTATCCTTGAGTTTGGCTTCAATGGCTTGGTAAAGTTCATACGACATTCCGTATGGCAACACTCCGCATTTAATAAGTTCGATTCGTGTCAGCCCTACCCATGTGCGCTGTGGTGGGGTTGGATACAAAGCTATTGCGCCTACATCACTCTCAGCGCAATCAGTCCACCCAAAAGGCTCGGCTTTGAAGTAGCCAAACGGCTCTTGCTCGGGCTGTGCCAAGGCTTCTTTGATCGCGGCGACCGCCTCGTCTATTTGTTTATTAATTGGGTCAACATCAAAGCAATCAGAATAATAGCCATCCATGCAGTACACCAATCCTCCCGACGTGCCTGACCCGTTAATAAGTTTGTCGTTTGCTTCCAGCGCCTCAAGCGCCAACTTCAATGCTTCTTGTGTCATTTCTTCATTCCTCTTACAAAAACTGCAAAACTGTCTGTTGTATCTGGCGGGAATGCCGCCTTGAACCTCGTCTGAATCTCTGTTGCCACTTCCTCAATCACCATATTGCGATACGGGTTTAGCTCAACATCAACCAGTTTAAGTTCCTCAATTTGTCGTTTTCGATTCAATGATTCGGACATTATTCCCCCCAAGTTCTTGAATTCTTTTGCTAAGACGCATGATGCGTTGCTTGTTGTAGTCCACAATAGCTTGCGAATACTCTACTGAAGTCTCTGCTTGCAGCTTGGCAAGTTGTGCCTCAGTCAGTTCCTTTTCCACCACCTCGACAGGTGTCTTTGCCCTGAGTAAATCCTTGACGTACTGAATCGTTAGTTGCCGCCAGTTCATGCCTTTTCCCTTTTATGATGAACGACAAGTACCCGTTCAATCTTTTCCTTAGTCACGAATCGGTGTTCATTGGCACACTCATAGCGGCGGTACGTTGACCCGTCTGGTCTGGCTCTGGTTTCCAACGTCCTAACCCATTTCTCACAAACTGGACACTTCACTGGTCTTCTCCGCTTTTTAACAGATACATAACAGTAAGAGCGCAGACTGATACCCCCAATACGAATCCGAATAGAGTCAGCAGCAGTACCCAAAAGATTGTTTCCAACATGAGTTTTCTCCCTTGAATCAAAGTAAAAGAGTGCGCCAGCACAAAGCAAAGCCAAGATGACTTTGTTCAAGTGGCTCATTTGGATGCTGCCGCAATCAGTTCTAACTCAGCGTCTTTGAGTTGGCCTTTAAGAATCTCAACTTCCTGCTCAAGTCTCAAAATCTTATTCTCTAGCCTTTTTCGGCTCATAGTTTCTGCATGAATCCAACCCAACAAGGATGCCTCATCAGCTACCTTTTCAATCAGTTGAATAATCTGGTCACGGGTCATGAACCCGCCAGCAATGTCTTTGGTGGGCGCAATCTTGGTAACCAGTTCTTTTAATTCTTTATGCAGACTCATGCTGTCTCTCCTTGTGGTTGTGTATTCCATGCTGACTGTAGTGCTGTGAAGTTCATGGGTGCGATGGTGACGGTGGACAGGAACAAGCCCTTACCATGCGTCTTACGCCCCCAATCGTCTGTTGCCTTGACGTTCTTCAGGTCACCCTTTTTAACGGCGTTGTAAACGCTGTGAGGCTTGAATTCAGCCTCTTCTAGTTCTTCCATTGAACGAGGTTCTTGGCAGAAGTCTTGTAGGGGTGTCATGCTTCCCTCGCTTTCATCATTGCGTCTGCCATACAGTAGCAAAGTTCTGCTATACCCTCATAACCGTCTTCATGTCCATCTTTCCATTTAGACATTTCTGCTTGCATAGCCTTTGCCGCAAAGTAATCACGCAGTGTCATGCCTTTTTTTCCTAATCCGTCTGGAAATGCTGGTGCATTGGTCATTTGTACATAGTTCATTTCACCAACTCCTTTGCAATCTCAATCAAGAAAGGTGTAGCCAGAATCAAGCCCACTAGGGTGGCTTGCAGGGTTTGCTTAAGCGTCATCATCATTCTCCTCGCAGAGTTCACAAGTTGGGTGGTCAGGGTCACGACAGTCGGGGTGGTTGAGCAACTGGTTGTTGTAGCGTCTGAGGTACATGGCTTCAAGCCGTATCTCGTTTGCTTCTGATTCTTCAATTTCTTGCATCTTCAATTCTCCTTTTAGGTTGAAAGATGGGGCTTGCGCCCCTTGGGTTACTTGCGTTCTACAGTGCCAACCAGGTTGCCATCCATAATCAAAAACAAAATGTGTTTGGCAATGTTGAGTGTTTGGCGGCTGCGGTTTTGTGCGCCACTAGCAATCCATTCTTGAGCATCAGACATCAGGCCAGCCACAACCATGTTTGCGCCTGTGAATTGGTATGTGATGGATTCTTTGACAGATTCCACATAAGCATCAATATCAGCGACTCCATACATATTGATGTTGCGTTCTTCTTGAGCAGTTGTTTGTGTTGCGTTTGTCATTTGAAATCTCCTTGGGGTTGCGTTGTTGATGTTGCCAATCATATAGAAGTCAATCAGGTAGTCAACACTTATTTAACCAATCCCCCACAATTAACTCAACTATTAAATCACAAAGGGCTTGACCAATGGGTTGAAAGTCTCTAGACTCCCGCACACTATGACAACACAAACTATGCAAACCATTGAAAACATTAAGGAAAAGGCTGAAGTGGCTGGCTACACCATCACCGATGTTGCTCGTCATGCTGGCTTTCACCCTGCTCAAGTCAGCCGTTACGCCACAGGAAAGACAATACCACTTGTCACCACCATCAGGCGGCTAGATGAGTCGGTAGATTCCCTGATTCAGGCTCGTTTTAAGGCCATCAGAGGGCTTCTCAATGACTAGGCGCACCATTGGCATTGACTGTGGCTTAAATGGCGCTATTGCTCTTGTGGTCGATGGTGAACTGGTAAAGGTTGAGGATATGCCTACAGTCACTCTCACCCGCAACGGCAAGAACAAGCGTCAGGTGTCAGTGCCTGAACTCGTTGACATCATCAAGGACTTTGACCCTACTGAGGCTTATGTAGAAAAGGTCTTTGCCATGAGTGGGCAAGGCGTTACCAGTGTATTTTCTCTAGCCCGCAGCCTTGGGGTGGTAGAGGGTTCACTCACAGCCCTACGCATCAAGACAACCCTTATGACCCCACAGACTTGGATTAAGGCAATGGGAGTTGTAGGCGGTAAGGATGGGTCTAGAGCCAGAGCAATGGAGTTGTTCCCCCGTGATCTAGTTCTGTTCAAGAGGGTTAAGGATGATGGCAGATCAGATGCAAGTTTGATTGCACTTTGGGGGTATCGCAATGGATGATAAAGAACGTCAAGCTATGCGTGAGCATATCGTCTGGCTTGCCTCTGAACTTGAAAAGGAACGTAAGCAAAACCTTGCAACCATAGGCTTCTTGAAACAACTCCTTGACCCCGAAGACTTAGGGCATTCAGCAACTCATGAAATCAGGCAACTCGCATATCAACTTTTAATCAACCACCATCACACTGAAAGGACATCATGGCAATCAAACAACTAAACCTCAGAGCCTCTGCATCGTCCCGCTGGATTGCCTGTCCCGCCTCTGCCAGACTCTCAAGCCTCATGCCCTACGTTGAGGGCGGCGATGCGGCGAAGATGGGTACTGCAATTCATGCCTTGGCAGAGCATTGCTTCAAACGTGACTTAGACCCAATGAAGTTTGAGGGCAAAGTCTATGAGGGCATCTTGATGACTGAGGAGAACTGTGAGTTTGCACTTCAGCATCTAAAAGCTATTTGGGCTATTGAGGATGACCTTGGCGAGGGTTGCGTTAGCGTTGAGAAGTTCCTACCCTATGTAGACAGAGCAACACACAAAGTCGGTGGTACTGCTGACGTTATAGGTATCGGCAATGAGAAACGCAAGATCATCATTGCAGACCTTAAAACTGGTAGAGGCTACGTCAGTGAAGACAATGACCAGCTACGCCTTTACGCACTGGCAGCTATGGAAGAATTTAACCTGTACCAAGACATTGACAAGGTTGAACTCTGGATCATCCAACCCTTTCACGGTGAGAACCGTGTCTTTGAGATGACCACTCAGGAACTCGTGGATTGGGAACACTACGTACTACATCCAGCAATTGATAATGCCCTGAACCCTGCATTCCCTCCTGTACCCTCAGACTCTGCCTGTCAGTACTGTCCAGCTAAAACAATCTGTCCTGCACAAGCAAATATTGTGGAGACTGTCCATGTTTCGCCCCCTGTAGAGATGCTCACAGAAGAGCAAATCAGCGTCTTGCTGACTAAGTTTGACATGGTTGAGGACTACATCAAGGCGGTGAGAGATCATGCCCTTAAACGCATGGAGTCAGGCTCTGTGATTGATGGATGGCAACTTGCACCTAAACGAGCGTTGAGGTCGTGGACTAAAGAATCTGAAGTAGTCCCTGCACTCCTTGGCCTTGGCCTCAAGATTGAACAGGTCGTAAAGCAGGAGGTCATCACTCCTGCGGCGGCAGAGAAACTGTTACCGAAAGACCGTAAAGGTTTGATTGAATCGTTAACTTCCCGCATATCTTCAGGATTGACCCTTGCCAGAGACAAAGGTTTGAGTCAATAATCCCAACCCCAATCCCCCAACCGTGACATCTGTCACATTCTTAAAACTTTCAAAAGGAAACATTGTGAATTTAAACCTTAGTAACTCTGGCGGCTCCGGCAACTACATCCGCTTCTCCCCCCAAGCTAACGCATGGTCAAATCAAGATGGCGAGTTCATCTTAGAGAAGTTTGTCTTTGACTACGAAAACCTTGAAACAGGTTGGATGCACATTGCTGTTGGCATCTTTGAATTCATACCTGATGCCGCTTTGGGTCAGAAAGGCGCACAGCCAAGTGCAGACCACAAGCGTGGATTCAAGGCAACTTTCTACAACAAGACTATGGGTGTCGCAGAATTCTCTGCAAACGGTGCAGGGGCAAACATGGGCATAGATGCCCTTTGGAAACAAATACAGGCTCAATCTCCTGTTGACCATGCGGGTAAGTTACCTGTGGTGCAGTACACAGGCTCACGCCCCGAAAAGGTCGGAAAGGGAACTACACGAGTCCCTGAGTTTCAGGTTACAGGTTGGGTAGCTAGGCCAGCAGCATTGCAAGAGGGTGCTGGTGCTGACTCTGAGTTTGATGAACCAGTACCAGTACCAATCCCTAAGCAAGTCGTTAAACCCGAACCTACACCCATCAAGGCAAAACCAGCACCTACACCAGTAGATGATGATGAGATGTTCAGCTAAACACTGAACTAACCAGCACCAGAGTTTTCGGGGGAGAACTCTGGTTTTTTTGTCTCCTGAATAAAGATACCAAATGTCAGCACAAGAAATAGCGTCCAGATTGGGTAACGCAAAGAAAGTAGGCAACGGTTACCTAGCATCATGCCCCGTACCCGATCACGGTCAAGGCAAGGGAGATAAGCACCCATCCCTGTCCATCACCGAATCAACTGACGGGAATTACCTCTTCAAATGTCACGGCGGCTGTGACCAGCACACAGTGTTCAGCACCATCAAGGACATGGGCATACTCCCGCAGCTACCAGAAAGACCTGAATACCTGTCCAGCATCAAGCCGATACCTACCAGTTCACAGGCCACAACCCCGACAGTCATGACACTTGAACATGAATGGCACTATGTTGACGAAGACGGTATCTCACTCTTTCTCAAGCAACGTTTCAAGACTAATGACATCAAGGGAAAGACATATAAGACTCTCAGAGTCATGCCCGATGGCAGTCGAGTAGGCAAGCTAGGTGACTGCCGCATCATCCCCTACAGACTCCCCGAACTGCGACAAGCAATTGCCGATGGCAGAGTCATATATATAACTGAGGGTGAGAAAGCGGCAGATAGCTTATGCAGCCTTGGGGTAGTGGCTACCACTTCTCACGCTGGTGCTGGTGGTTGGAATCAGGACTTGAACCAATACTTTGCTGGCGCAAATGTAGTGATCGTCCCCGACAATGATTCCGCTGGATGGGGTTACGCCCACAAGATTGTTGAGTCCTTACTTGGATCAGGTAGCACCAAAAGCATCAGAGTGTTGGATTTACCCCTCACCCACCCTAAAGAAGATGCCTACGAGTGGGTCAACAGGTATGACGGGTCAAGGTCTTTGTTGGCACAACTAGCAAAAGCCTGTCCTATCGTCAAGTCTGTCGAAGATGTATGGCAACCAGCAAGGCTGCATGAGTATGTGCCTGAGCCTCAACCAAAAGAATCTAGTGCTGCCGTCAAAGAAGCAAAACCCTCCAGATTACTGGTCGAGTCTTGGGACTCAATCAAAGATGAGCCAGTTGAGTGGCTCGTGCAGTCAATTGTCCCGAAGAAAGCATTCGTAGCTCTTTACGCACCACCAGCAAGTTACAAGTCATTCATCTCCCTCGACCTAGCGGAAGCAATTGCAACAGGCAGAGATTGGATGGGTTACAAGATACCCAAGAAAGGCGCAG